CAAAGGTGGTTGCGAGTTCTCCTTGATCGAGGGTCAAATCAACAATCATCATTGCTGATGCGCCAATGGCTGCATTTGACCCAATGGGGCTTTGCAGCCAGTCTGTGTTCGATTGGTCTTGCACACCTGCCCAGATTGGGTGGTCTGCAACGACGGTGCAACTTGCTTCGGTTAGATTTACATTTACCATTTTTCTTCACTTCCTTGTATCATTTTTTTGCTCATGCGCTCAAATCACGGATTTTGCCGTGTGCGCCATAGAAGAGTTGCCATAGTTCACCCATTGTGTGGAACAAACCGACTTGACCAAGACGGTTAATGCCGAATGGATCGCCCGTTTCAATACCTGACTCATGGTAAAGAGTAGGCTTTGCGGTGCAGAAATACATGTAGTCGGTGTCCAGCATGTAAATGCGGGACAATCCGCCAGCAGGTGCGTGAACGTCCTTTGCAGGGATGATTGGAACTCCGTTGTAGGTAGCGACGACGAAACCGCCCTCCATGCCAGGGATTCCTTGAACACCGTTCACGGATGGTGAAACACGCTTCATCTCGGTGAAACGTTGTTGAGGCTGCAAGAGTTGTTGGATCTTCTCGATGGTGTCATATCCTGTGAGGATAACCTTCGGCTGACCTCCACGTTCCCAGACTTCACGGAACATTCCGTCAAGGGTGTTGAGGGTAAGTGGGCGTTCAGCACCACCAGTTCCAGCAGAAACGTTGGCATCGAACCAAGCACGTGTTCCTGCCCCTGTGTTTCGGGTGATGGAATACATGTTGTGGCGAGATAGCGCATCAACGTCTGTGAAAGAAGCAAGTTCAATCTTGGATGAGGACAAAGCACGATCAATGGATTCGAAAGTGTTTCCAGCAGCCGTGTTCACGTCTTTCAAGAGCATTTTGTTGATGCTCTCAGCGTGGGACTTGGACATTTCCATTTTGATAACTGCTCTTGCATCACCGAGTCCATCATCCTTGTCTGCAAGGAACATGGCGGTTTCGCTGAGGTCAAACTTGGAAGCAACCGTCTTAGGCTTCGTGGAAACCTCTTCGAAGGTTGGCTTGGTGGAGTCTGGTAGCGTTCCGTTCTCAGGGAGTCCGACGGCATCATCGGGCTTGCCTGAAACGACACGCCATCCCGACTTCTCCCAAGGTTTCTTTGGAAGGATTGAGAATGCGTTGAACTCTTGGTTGAGTTGCGACCAAACCTTGCGTCCGAAGATCGCTTGGTAAGTTCCTGCGGTTGAGGACATCAAAGGTGAATCGGCTTTCAACAGGTCTGTTCCTGAGTAAGCCCATGCGTTTGTTCCTGCACCTGCACCGTAATACAGGCGTTCCATATCTTCAATTGTTCGAATGTAGCCTTGTGTCATAATTCATCATCTCCATATTGTAGTATTGTATCATTCGCCTCGCAATGCACGTTGAGCAAGTGCTTCTGCTGCTCGCCAGCCGTCAAGATCGTTGCCCATCTGGGCGAACTCATCATGCGTTGGCACACGAATGGAGGTGGAAGGAGTCGAAGGTGCAACTTCGCTCTTTTGTAGGGATGCGTTCTCGGACTTGAGCATAGCAATCTCTTCACGTAGGGAGTTCAGTTGGACTCCAACATCGTTTTGCTTGCGAACTTCAAGAGCATGAGCCGTTTCGGACTCATAGCGGTCTTGCCATTCTTTCTCAACCAGTCCCTTAACTGCTTCTTCATCACGGAGAGCAGCGTAGGTGCGGTAGCCCTTCTCCAACATCTCAGGAGTCAAGGACTTCACAACGTTTTGGTTGCCAGAAGGTGCGTTCATGTTCATGTTTGGAACACTTGGGGCTTTGATGACGTATTGGTTGCCACCAGGACTTGGAAGGGATGGGTATGCTGGTTCGGAAGCATCTTCGCCAGAACCGACTTCATCACCTTGTCCACGATGGGAATAACCGCCACGACCTTGTTCGAGAAGGTAAGCCTTCTCCAAGCCGAAGTGATCACGGAGTCCGTTCAAATCAACGCCTGATTCATGAGCGAACTTCTCAAGTGTGGTGATGTAATCAAGGGCGGCTTCTTCTTCGCCTTTTGTCATGCCCTCATCTTCTTTGTAGGATTTTTCCTCTTTGTAGGACTTTTCCTCTTTGGTTTCTTCTTTTTCGCTCAGTTCTTTGAGAACTTCGCTCAGTCCAGCCTTTATTTCGTTCAAAACTTCTGTGTTGCTCATGTTATCATCTTCCATTTTCAGTATTGTGTAGGTTGATTCGGGGTTGATACCTTTCTTGCATAGCGTGATTTCATGCAATTCAAGATCGGTAATCTCTCGATGGCTTCCAAGTTCTGGTGTCGTCTTGCTAACACGAAACAGGGCTTGACCGCCAATCGAAAACGCTCGCAAATCACCATTGCGGATTTGCTTTTGCACTTCACGTGCTTTTTGAATGTCGTTGCGGATTTTGCATACGACGAATAGACCGTGATCATCCACTTCGGATTTCCACACACGACCTTGAGAATCGGTGTGGTCTGCAACGACTTCACCGACTTGAATACCTGAATGAGCCAACTGAACATTGCGGAATGCTTTGTTGTCCATAAATTGACCAAATGCCTTCTTTAATGCGGAGGTTGGGATTCGATCTCCTTGCTTATCCACCATATCAACGGAGGCATAGCCAGCGACATAGAGTTCACCCGCACTTCCAACAGACTTCAACAGGAAGTCCGAACCTTCGGCATTCCATGATGCCGTTTGAAGGTCAAGTGTGGTCGCCATTGTCCTAACGACTTTGTGTAATCCTATATGAATGGATATGGTCAAATCTCTTCGGCTTCCGACCTATCATCGGGTTGAACTTCTTGCTCATCAGCCATCTCCTGTTGCGTTTTCAATGGCATACGAAGGGTTGCTTGACCATTCTCGATGTCAATTGTGGCTTCTTCACCAGTTGGCTCATCCTTTACACGGAGATGCTTCATTGGGATTTCTTCAACCTCTTCACCTTCTTTGGGATCGTAAAATGTAGTTCCGCTATCCTCAATCAGTTCCGTTGGTCCTCTTGGTGCGGTGATGTCGGCTTGCATTCCAGCCCATGCCCCGCCATCAGGTGAAATGCGATTCATACGAGGGAACATATTCTCTATGATGTCGTCGTCAATTGCTTCATTGACAGTCCACTTGCCCTCTTCTGTTCGCTCAAGTCCATATTCTCCTGAGAACATCTCAAGCATTTTTTTGTTGAGTCCTTTCACCTTTTCCAACAATTGTTCAGTTGTTTTTGCCATATCATCTTCGGTGATGGCACGTCGAGCATGTTTCATGGTGTGAGCCACATTATCGCCTTCTTCATCCTCGCCAATAATAGATGGCGCACGTAGGATGGTTTCTTTTGCGATCTTCAATTTACGTGGTCGCCTTCGCTTTGGTGTTGAATGAATCGGATTGAAGCCCCCTGCATCGCTTGAGGTAAATGCACCGCCACTTGATCCACCCCCTGATGCCACCGCACCTTCTTTCAACAGACTGATTGCGACTGGACTCCAAAGGGGCATATCACGGATTGCCTTTGACATGATGGACTCATTGCCTTCAAGCCCTTCAATATCAAAGCCCATCCCATCAAAAGAACCTTTGACAATCACAGGGTCAAGAATGGAGGGATAACACAATTTGATTTTGTTCGGATAAACGACCACTTCTGGCATTGGAGGATAAAACGCCTTAGCGATTGATTCTTTAGCATAGCGAATCCACTTTGGGTGAACCTCCTTTTCTTTCATGAACGTTGAGCGTGAATCACGAATCAACAATTCGTCCTCGTCAAAATTGCTGATGGCTTTATCCAACCCGTCATGATCGGTGGAAACACAATTGGTTGGCATGGGGAAGTGGACATGTTCTGTTGAATCGTAAAGTGTTCGAAGGGCATTGATTCTATCGTCAAGCGGTTCAAGGTGCAGGTCTGTTCCTTTGTGAACCAACAAATCAACAACATGCAAAGTGTCGCCATTCAAATACGCATCAAAGGTGAAATCACCTGTCATATCACGCAATTCCTTCTTCACGCCACCAGGCAACTTGCCACCTTTCAAGTGGTTGCCCTTCTTCTCAACAAAGATACGTTCACCCTTTGGCATCTTTTGGACGACCCAATCACCTGAGAATCCACGCAACTTCTCCATATCATCCAACTTATGGATAGTGTAGGCTGGAATGATTTTGGTTGTGAACACACCTGTTGGCTCATAGTCCTCAGCCTTCAACAGACTTCCTGTTGCGATAGGTGAGAGTCCTCTATGATCCAATGCGGATAGGGCATGAATGTCCTTTTGCTTGGGCATAATGTTGCTTTCAAGCAAAGAGGGCAAAACCGCCTTGATTTTGTTTTCATGAACGGTGCGTTGCATAATGTTGAATGGTTCTTCGGTCATTCCAAAGGAGATGCCACCACTTTGAGGGTCATGCTTCCATGTGAGGTTTGCTGGCATTTCATGACCCCAAAGATGGGTATTACCTGTATTGTAGATTGGAGGGGTTGTAGCAAAAGATGTGGGATTAACTGGTCCGATTGATTTAATTTGTAGAGATATGTTGCCATTTTCATGAACTGGTGCTAAGGCTCGATATTCTTCGCCCATGTTCACCTTCTTCATGGCAAAGTCGGCAGCAGCAGCCAACTGTTGGAGATTGCCACGTGCCAATGTTGCCTGTTCCATGTTGGTTGGATCGGCAGG